TGAGGAGATATTCTTAGGAGTTGGTGCGGATGTATTATCGTTTATGGAATCGGTACTTACTGCAAATCCTGATAGTGCTAAAAGACAAATGGTAGCACGTTTAGAAACAACAATATCCCAAGTAAAAGCAAGTGGTGACCCTAAGAAGATTGCAAAATTAAAATTAGAATTACAAAGATTAAATGCTTTGGGTGGATTCGAAAAGATTGTACCAAATGAGGGTATTGTATTTGTCTATGGAGGTAACACTTACAAATTAACAGGCGCATTCGCACCCCTAAATCAAATTTTAGGTATTTTCTTTGATAAATAATCGTTTTCTTTATTTTGATATACTTATATATACAAATATATCGTAAGTAATATGGCAAGAGAATTCAATAAAAAATTCATGCATCCAACTAGACGAAAGTTGGTAGATATGGTAATGCATGGGGCTGAATATGAAAAGGAATCATTTATTTCATTTTCTGGAGCAGATAAAGAAAAGGTAAAAAGAACAATTGGTGAAAAATGGACCGATACCGATGGTAGGTCTTGGGAACAATTGGAAGCTGGTAAAATAGAAACATCCGAATTGGGTGATACTATGGCTGAAGTTAGAGCGTATTTAGATTCATTGAATACTTGTAAATCTGATAATTGCAAAACAATAAAAGTAGGTAGAGTTGATAAAAAATTAATATCTAAAACTGGATATTGTTTACACTGTCTTACATTAAGAGAATCTCAAATTAAAGTAGATGGATTGTGGAAAGAATATGAAGATTATAAAATGTATTCTAATATGATTGCACATGGTAAAGATGTAATTGCACAATTTCAACAAGCGTATGATGATGCAAAACAAACTTATGAAGTAGTTCAAGAAGATGGTAAAATTGAAACTTGGAGTATGGAAAGAGATGTTAATGAATTGAAAGCAGAAATAATGACGGATATTGTTAATTTTGAAAAAGAAATAGAACTAGTTACAAAATTAAGAAATGAGGCTTACACAAAATTAAAAGATAAAAATTACGATTTAGTAAGACCACTTAAAGATTAATATGAGTACTGGTATAACACAAAAAAAATCGTTAAAAGAGATTATTGCAGAAGAGTACAAAAAATGTGCGGTAGACCCGATACATTTTATGAAAAAGTATTGTATGATTCAGCATCCTGTTAGGGGTAAGATACCTTTTCAATTATTTCCATTTCAGGAAAAAACTTTAACTCAATTTAAAGATAATAGATTTAACGTAGTTCTAAAATCACGTCAAACTGGCATATCAACACTTTGTGCTGGATTTTCACTTTGGAAAATGATATTCAATACGGATTTTAATGTGTTGGTAATTGCAACAAAACAGGAGGTAGCAAAGAACTTAGTAACTAAAGTAAGAGTAATGCATGATTTACTCCCAACATGGCTTAAGGGAGGTTCTATGGAAGATAACAAGCTTTCCCTTCGTTTGCAAAATGGTTCTCAAATTAAGGCTATTGCTTCTTCTCCTGATGCAGGACGTTCTGAAGCCTTATCACTTCTTATATTTGATGAGGCCGCTTTCATTGATGATATTGATGAGATTTGGGTATCAGCACAATCTACCCTTTCAACGGGTGGTAGTTGTATTGCACTATCTACTCCTAATGGTGTGGGTAATTGGTTTCACCAAACTTGGTTAGGAGCTGAGGAAAGTAGAAACCCATTCAATACAATCAGATTACATTGGACAGTGCATCCGGAAAGAGACCAGAAATGGAGAGATGAGCAAGAAAAACTATTAGGTGTAAAGAAAGCAGCACAAGAATGTGATTGTGATTTTGTATCTTCTGGTGAAACTGTAGTTGAACCCGAAACCCTAATGTTTTATAAAGAAACATATATTCAAGACCCAATAGAGAAAGGTGGATTTGATGGAAATCTTTGGAAATGGGAACATCCCGATTATTCTAAATCCTATATGGTAGTAGCCGATGTGGCCAGAGGTGATGGAGCAGATTATTCTACTTGTCATGTAATTGATATAGTTAATTCGGTTCAAGTAGCTGAATACAAAGGTAAAGTTGATACAAAAGATTTTGGAAACTTCTTAGTAGCACTTTCAACTGAATATAACGATGCACTTCTTGTAATAGAGAATGCAAACATTGGTTGGGCAACAATCCAGCAAGTAATTGATAGAGATTATAAAAACTTATTCTATATGAGTAAGGATTTGAAATACATTGACGTAGAGAATCAGATGACAAATAGATATAGAGCAGAGGATAAAGGATTGGTAGCTGGTTTTTCAACTACTTCTAAAACTAGACCTTTAATCATATCTAAACTAACTGATTACTTTAGAGAGAAATCAATTATAATTCGTTCTAATCGTTTGATAGATGAACTATTTACATTTATTTATATGAATGGTAGAGCAGAAGCTATGAAGGGTTATAATGATGACTTAGTTATGGCTATATCAATTGGGTTATGGGTTAGAGATACGGCACTTCGTTTAAGACAAGAAGGTATAGATTTAACCAAACAAGCGGTAAGTGGTATCACATCAAATACATCTCAAGGAATTTATGGTGGTAATGATACTATGAATGATAACCCTTGGAAAATGAGAGTTGGTGATGGATTTGAAGATTTATCACAATGGTTGTAGTGTTTTGACATTTTACGATATTTATGTTATAGAATGTCAAAATAGAAAACTGATAAAATAAATTATGGCAGAACAAGAATTAGATGATAGTAAAAGTTTTTTTGGTAGACTAAAGAAATTATTTTCAACAAATGCTATTGTTACCGTTGATAAAGACGGTAAGCGTAGAGTTGTTGATACGGATGAAAAACAAATGAATACAAATTTTGTAAATCTTAGAGATAGATATACAAAATTACAAAGGTCATACTACGAAACAAATCAGGGTGCACAATCAATGGCATACCATCAGGTTCGTAGAGAGTTATTCAGAGATTATGATGCTATGGATAACGACCCTATTATCGCATCGGCATTAGATATCTATTCAGATGAATCTACAACAAAGAATGAATATGGTGATATATTAACAATCAAATCATCAAATGAAAATGTAAGTGCAATACTACATAACTTATTTTATGATATTATAAACATAGAATTTAACCTTTGGCCTTGGACTAGAAACTTAGTAAAATATGGTGATTTCTTTTTAGCATTAGAAATGGCAGAAGGTAAGGGTATTATTAATGTAACTCCATACTCTGTATATAATACGGAAAGATTGGAAGGTACTGACCCAATGAATCAAAACTATGTTAAGTTTAAAGTTGAATTAGACAGATTTGGTAAAAAGGAATATGAGAACTATGAAATGGCTCACTTCCGTTTACTTTCGGATACAAACTTCCTACCATATGGTAAGGCTATGATTGAAAACGGCCGTAGAGTTTGGAAACAATTACAATTAATGGAAGATGCGATGTTAATCCATCGTATTATGAGAGCTCCTGAAAAGAGAATATTCAAAATTGATATTGGTAACATCAACCCTAATGAAGTTGATAACTATATGCAAAAGATTATCAACAAAATGAAGAAAACTCCATTCGTTGATAAAAATACAGGAGATTACAACTTAAAATACAATATTCAAAACCTTACTGAAGATTTCTTCTTACCCGTTAGAGGTGGAGATAGTGGTACTGCTATTGAAAACTTAGCTGGATTAGAATATTCGGCAGTAGAGGATATTGATTATTTAAAAGCTAAATTATTTGCAGCACTTAAAATACCTAAAGCATTTTTAGGATATGAGGAAGATGTGAATGGTAAAGCAACTTTAGCAGCACAAGATGTTCGTTTTGCTAGAACAATCGAAAGAATTCAAAGAACAATTGTTAGTGAATTATATAAGGTAGCAATTGTACACTTAGCTGGACAAGGTATTGATGATTCTGAAATGACAAACTTCCAACTTACTTTAACCAACGCTTCTACAATATATGAGCAAGAGAAAGTAAATCTTTGGAGTGAGAAAGTTAGATTAGCAACTGATATGAAAGGGTTGAATATGTTATCTACTGATTGGGTTTACCATAATGTATTTGGTATGAGTGAAGATGAGATGGACATGGAAAGAGCTAAGATGGTATTAGACCTTAAAGATAGATTCAGATATAACTCAATTGAACAACAAGGACAAGACCCAGCAAATCCACCAGAACAACAAAACGTAGAAGAAGAAATCCAAAAGATGAAGCAGGAGATTGTTGATAATAAAGGTGGTAGACCAAGAGAAGGAAATACATATGGTAAAGATAAGCATCCATATGGTAGAGACCCACTGGGTAATAAAGAAAACGAGAAAGAAAGAAAAAGAGAAACTCGTACAAACGAATCAAACAAGAAAATAGCACGTGAATATATTAATGGACTTTCGGCAAAAAAGAAGATTTTAAGTGAAAAAACACAAAAATCTGACCTTTTAGATGAAAATAATCTATTAGATGACACCAAATTTTAATAAACATTAAAAAGTTTATATTTATATGTGTTAGTTTATGGACAATAGGTTAAATTATAGGGTAAATAAATGAAAAAAATAAAACATTCCAAAGTTAAGAACACTGGAGTGTTATTTGAATTATTAGTAAGACAAATAACATTAGAAGTTCTTAATGGGGACAAAACGGAGAACGCAAAACATATAGTAAAGGAATTCTTTGCAGCTGGGACTGAATTAAATAAAGAATTACGCCTTTACGATTTGTTATTAAAAGAAAAATACAATTCGGAATCAAAAGCCGAAATGTTTGTTGATACTGTATCACAGGCTCATAGTAAATTAAATGAGACTAAACTTGTAAAAGAGAAGTATAATCTTATTAAACAAATTAATGAAAAGTTTGAATTAGAGCAATTTCTATCTTCTCCTATAACTAACTATAAAGTATTAGCTTCAATATATAAAGTATTTGAATCTAAGAAGTCCGAAAACTACGATATTAAGGATATATTCAATTCAAAGATTACATTGATTGAAAATATCATCTCAAGACCAACCGTAGTTAAAGCTAACAAAACGGATGATACTAAATTGATTGAAACCTACAAAAAACAAGATAAAGACCTACGATTATTAACCTATAAGATTCTTGTTGAGACTTTCAATAAAAAATACACAAATTTAGATGAAAAACAAAAGGGATTGTTAAAAGAATATATTAATAACATGTCTAATACATCTAAATTTAAAGATTATTTAGCGGTAGAACTTCCACAGATTGTGAAAGAACTAAAATCCATCAAGTCTAAAATATCAGATAAAGTAACTACAATTAAATTGGCAGAAACTATTTCTGTTTTAGAAAAAATGAAAATTGGTAAAACTGTAACTGATAATAATGTTTCATCTATCATGCTTTCTTATGAGTTAATCAAAGAATTAAAATCAAAGGTAAATGTCAAATAGACTAAAAGAAATAATCAGAGGTATAGTTAAAGAAATCCAAGACGAAAAGGAATTGGAAGAAATGACTGGAACTGGTGCAGTTGCTGGATACGATACTCCAAACGCATTCGCTAAACCTGGTCAAACTGGAAAGAAAAATAAAAGATTGGCAAATATAACTGGTGGTGAAGTTGTAGATGATTTAGAAGAAGCTAAGGATTGGTTGAAAAACGATGTTCCTGCTAACTCTAAAAACGCATTAACAATAAAACCAACTGCAACTGATTGTAGTGATTCTGGTGAAATTGCAGATAAAAGTGGTATGATATTAGCATCGGCTGATGATGAAGCTAGTTTAAATGAAAATCGTTGGTTAGAAATTAAAAACGGAGATTCTTCACCTAAAGCTAAAATGAGTAAAGGTATGACGAGTATCAAACATCAATTGGGTGAAGTAGAAAAGTTTGTTAATTGGTACTCTAAGATTAAAAACGAAAATGGAGTTAAGAGGGATGATTACTATAAAAGAACACATAAAAGTTTACATAAAATAAAAGAGAGATTAATGAATCTTTCAGAAAAAATTAGAACACTATAATATGAACACATCAATTACAAAATCAAGACTAAAAGAATTAGTTAAAGAAGTAATGACAGAAGAATCTGAATATCAGGCATTCTTTCAAAAAGCTTTAGATAAAGCAGGTAAAGATATTAATGCAATGTCAGACGAAGAAAAGAAATCTTTCTTTAATAAAATTGATTCTGCTTGGAATGGTAAGGGTGAGAAGAATGAAGAATTGGTTGGTGGTCAAAAAGAATTAGATGTTGATAAGGATGGTGATATTGAAGGAGATGATTTAGCAGATTTAAGAGCAAGTAAAACCGAAGATATATCAGCTGAATTACCATCTGCAACTATCCCATCTGCTGTAAAAATAAAATTAGGGATGGCCATTGATAAAATTAAAGATGCTAAATTAAATAATAATGCAAAATTACAATTAGTTGCGCAAGTTATTGATAGTTTGGGTATAGATAAATCTCAATTAGGTACTATTGCTAATAAGATTAGAAGCAAAATGGAATCTAAAAAATAAGAATATAGAATGAAGAATCTTTTAATAGAAACAAAATTATTCGAAGGTAAAGTACAAGAAGACGAAGGTGGAAGAACCATTGTTAAAGGTATTCTACAAAGAGCTGGTGCTGAAAATCAAAATGGAAGAATCTATCCTAGAGAAATCCTAATGAGAGAAGCTAAGAAGTATGAGGTATTCATCAAAGAGCGTAGAGCATTGGGTGAATTAGACCATCCGGATTCTACTGTAATTAACTTAAAGAATGTTTCTCACAATATTAGAGAGATTCATTGGGAAGGTGATGATTTATGTGGAACTGTTGAAGTACTTTCTACTCCATCTGGTAACATCTTAAAAGAATTATTAAAAGCAGGTATCCTATTGGGTATTTCATCTAGAGGAATGGGTTCTACTCGTAACTTATCTGGAAACAAAGTAGAGGTACAAGAAGATTTTGAATTGATTGGTTGGGATTTCGTATCTAACCCATCTACACACGGTGCATTTATGGTACCTGTAAACGAATCGGTTAATAGAGGTTTACAACAAATCGGAACTGATGTTTGCGGAGAATTCTGTAAAGCACAAGACTTAATGAGAGAAATAATAACTGAAATAGCATAATAATGGCAAAGAACTTTGATATATACGATTTCGTACACAACAATAAGATAACCTTAAAAGTTGATGCACCAAAAGGAACAACTGTAGCTAAGGCATACAATGATATCCGTAAAACTAACTTGAAAGAAGTAAAGATAGTAAATGGTAAATTCAGTTTAGCTGAAAACTTAGAAGATAGAAAACTATCAAACGAAGTTAAAAAACACTTCTTAGAAATAATTTCTACTTATAATACTTTCCAAGACCAAATGAGAAGACAATCTGATTTGACTGAAGTTGCAAATACTTTAGGTGCTATTGTTGAGGCTGCAAAGGAAATGACATTAAGAGAGAGTGGTGATTGGTTTGATGCAGTGACTGTAAAAAGAAATATGCAGGAATTAGATAAGTTAGGTAAATCATTTGATAAGTTCGCTGTTGAAGCAAACTCAATGGATGAAAGATTACATTCTTTATATGAAGATATGGGTCACATCTTAAATCGTTACTATGAAATCGCTGATATCTCTGTAGATACAATGAAAGAAAGATTAGGTAAAAAGAAATAATTATGATTCGTTTAGGTGGTTTAATATCTCAAAAAGCATTTGGTAAATTTGAAATGGGTAAAGTTGTTTCTAATCCATTTGCAAACGCATTCATTAAAGAAGGTGAAGGTGAAGACCATGAAGTTTCTATGGCAAACAATTCATTGGATACCATTATTAAGATGGCAACTGAATTGAAAGCTAAAATGGGTGAGGATGAAAAACAAATCCCAGCTTGGATTCAAGACCATATAGCTAAAGCAGAAAACTTAATTTCTCAAGCATCTGGAAACTATCACGAATATGGTGATTCAAACGAAAATATTAACGAAGCACCTGTAAAATCAACTGGTGAAAAAATACAAAACCTTAATAATAGAATTAAGGCACTAAAAGATAAGATGGCAGCAACCAAATCATCTGAACAAAAAAACCTTATTCAACAAAGATTAAAAAACGCATTACAAACACTATCTAATTACAAAAAACAAAATATTAGTAAAGAAAGTGTGGTAAAAGAAGAATCACCTTGTTGGAAAGGATATCAACAAATTGGTATGAAAGATAAGGGTGGTAAGCAAGTTCCAAATTGTGTTCCAAATAAATAAATAAATTCTAAATAAATATTCTTAAAAGCTTGGTTATTCCAAGCTTTTTTCGTATATTTACATATGATTAAGCCTTTTTCAATTTTAGATACACGCTCTAAAGAATGGCAGGAGCGTAAGCGATGGTGGATTAACACCTATAATATTCAATCGGAATTGGGTAGAGAGGATACCCAGTCCAGAGCTCGTTTTTGGGAAGATAATACGGTATCTATCTTTGATGCAACTCTTTGTGAAAAAATGTATGAATGGTTTTGTCCAAAAGAAGGTAGAGTATTAGACCCATTTGCAGGTGGTAGTGTTAGAGGTATCGTTGCAACTGAAATGGGATACGTTTATAATGGTATTGACCTTTCGGATGAACAAGTTGAAGCTAATAAAAAACAATCTACAAAACCAACCTGGATTACAGGAGATAGTGAATGGGTAATTGATGCTATACATGACAATACTCAGGATTTTGTATTTACTTGTCCACCATATTATGATTTAGAAAAATATACGGATGACCCGGCTGACCTTTCAAATATGGATGTAGATTCATTTGATAAAAAATATTACTCTATTCTAAACAAAGCAGCTAGAAAATTAAAAAACGATAGATTCTTTGCAGTAGTAGTATCCGAAGTAAGAGAACAATCAGTAACCGGAAATTACAAAATCGGAAAGTATAGAGGATTGGTATGGAAAACGATTAGAGCCTGTGAGGAAGCGGGATTACACTTCTATAACGATATGATATTATTTAACTCTCAGCATCAGGCATCCAGAGTTGTTGATACCTATTTTGAAAGAAATCGTAAAATAGCATCGGTTCATCAAAACATATTAATATTTGTAAAAGGAAACCCAGATATAGCAACTGAGGGTATAGTTAATGGTGATAATTACGTTTGTACTATTGATGGTAATTCATATAGAAGTTTTAGAGAAGCTGCGATTACTATAAATCCAAATACATTAGTAGCTACTGAAATTGAAAGAAGATGTCGTTCAACTAAATCCAAATACAAAGAGTGGCAAATCATTGGTGAGGAAACAAAGCCTGAAATTAAATACGAAGTTGATGGAATTCCTTTTGAGAATCCAAAACAGGTAGCAGAATTGATTGGTGGTGATATGAGTGAATCAATGGTTAGAAACTACATAGAATCAAACAATCCCAAATACCGTCA